CCTTTAAAGTTATGGGGATGGTGATTGTACTGGCAACCTCATCACCCCGTCATCATAATCAGCACGTCTGCGTTTACCCATTTGAGTAAGCATAAATGCCTGCATCTCTTCATTATACTTGTCTTGATACAGTTTGTACATATCCATAGGACCTTTTAAGTAACTAAAACATTCAGTTAATACACCATACAACAATAAATTTTCTTGATGATTAGATAAAAAAGTTGTTGTTGCCGAATCAAAATGTTCAGGGTCTCTTATATAATTCATTTGTATTTCATATGCTTGATCAGGTATTGGTGCAAACACAATATTTTTATCATCCCAGTTTGCATAATATTTTGGTTGTCCTGTAGAATCACCAGGATTAAATTCTGCAATAAAAGATGTATCTCTTTTTTCTAAGAAATCTCTTGTGCTGCTACTTATTATTTGAACAGAACGAATACTTATGCAATCATCTGGCACATTCAAATATCTTGCTGTTCCTGAAACAGCAGTTACATATTTTCTTATATCATCGTAATCTACTTTACCAGCTATATCTAATTCTGTGTTTCTAATAAATTGATCTAGTATTGTATCTGATAAAACATTAGAATCTACTTCTGTATAGTTTCTTACTTGTGTTAAAAAATTAGAGTGTGTTATTGTCATGAAATCACCACTGTAAAACTTGTACCAACAGATACTGTTGCTTCAACAGCTGTAAGTTTTGTACCTAAAATATTATCACTACTAGCAGGAAGCATACTTGCTCCACCTGTTATACCAGTATCTCTTGTTTCAGAAAAGAAACCATTATTTATATATAAAAGAAAATCTTTTTGTGTGTCAGGGTGCATAGACCTTGGGTTTACTAAAGCTATTGCATCTGCTCTAACGTGTTTTTTTCTTATCTGCGGATGTTTAGCTTCAAACTCTGAACGATGTACTAAAGAGCCATTCCATTCTTTAACCATTTCTGTGTAGGGAAACTCCATACCAGACCTATCAGATATTGATTTTGATTTTTTACCTCTTGCGTAAGGCATTACGCACCTTGTGGGTAAAAAGTTTGAGGAGTAATGTATACAGAAGTTCTTTGACCATCTTCAGTTAAAGCTCTCTGTAACTCATCTTCATACAATAATTTGTTTTGTTGTACAAGTTGTGGGTTTCTTTTCATGGCAAGATAATATGCAAGACCTGCAACCATACAGGGTATAAATCGAAATACCACGTCTGCTTGATTAGAATATGCACCTGCATCTTCAATCCTTTTTAAATAATAGTATTTAACATATGTATACGTACTAGCATCAGGTGTTTGGTATAGAGTGATTTGTGGAGTAGTTTGTCTATCCACATAATATTGACTAGGTTGTCCTTGATTACCTTTATTAGGTAAAGCAGAATATTCACTTCTACTAATTTTTGTTAAAGCCACATCTGTTGTAGAAGATGTAGTTCCTGTAGTGGTACTTATATAAGCCTCTAGTATATCATTCGTATTTGTTGGTGCAGTATAAGTTGATGTACCAGCAGTAAGTTGTTGTTCTTTTAACTCTACTTTCCAAAGATGTACACCTCTATTTCCCCATTCAGAAAACAGAATATTTAAACTTCTTCTTGCAGATTTTAAATCATAGCCAGAGTTAGTGCGAACACCACATCTTTCATAAGCTTCTTGAATAATGTCATCTATGTTTAAATCAAAGGTAGTTGTCCCTGATGTAGCCAAAATTACCTCCTAGAATACACCTTTAAACTTTGTTCCACGAATTGCTGCTCTACCACCTCTAGAGGTCATAAAGTCACCAGTGCTAGCTTTATTTAATTCTTTAAAGTCATCAGCATTAATTGTTCCAAAAGGAGGGGCTTTATCTATTTTTTTTCTATCATCTTTAAAACCACCTGCTGCATTTAATTCTATTCTTAATTTACCACCAAAAGAATAATCATCTTGTTTGTTTCCATAAACATCACCTGTAGATTTTTTAGCGTATGCCTCAACTTTACTTTTTTTGCTTTTTCCTAATTTTTTAGCATATTTATAACTAATGTTTTTTTGTTTTTTCTCTCCAAACCTATCTTTTGATTTTGTAAGAGAAGTAGATATATCACCAAATTTAGATTCTACACCTAATCCTATTTTTTTTGTTTCTTTACCCTCTAGTTTACTTCTTTTAGCTTTTACCTCAGGTACTATAGCTACACCCTTATTTCTAGTTTCATATTCAAAAGGCTCATCCATAGCACCAGAACCTAATAATCTACTTATTGCATCACTCATAATAAATCTTTCATGTAATCATCCATAGAGGCCATACCACCTTCAGATTTACCAAACTTTGCTTTTAAAGCAGCTCTTCTTTGTTTCTGTTTTTCTGTTGTTTTAAAAAAGTTTAAACGAGAAAAGTCTCTTTTGCCTCTTTCTGCTTTTGAGGTTGTTCTTTTCTTTTTACCTTTGCCTTTGTCTTTATAAAGCTCTCCGTATGTAGTATTCACTGGATCAGCTTTACGTTTTTTACCAGCATCAGCAATATTTTTTATAGTAGACGAGCCTTGTGCTCCTGGAACACCTTTTAGTCCAGCACCAAGTCTAATTTTGTTTTTGTCTTTAATGCCTGGATTTGCTTTCATTATTGCAGCAACAGTTGTTCCTCTTGCTTTTGCAATACTACCTAAAGTGTCTCCTTTTTTAATTTTATAGCTACCTTTTGTTTTTGGAAACTGTACTTTTGGTGCAGCACCTGTTCTTGTTCCTACTGCTTGAGCTTTACCTCTTTTACCAGCATCTGAAATATTTCCTTCTGATGGTCCTGCTGGGAAGGCTTTACCTTTAAAAAAATCTTTTGTTTTTTGAGTTGCTTGTTCTTTTACTGATTTTTTTGGAGGCATTATTTTACCACTAATTGATCCAGATCGACCTTTTCCTACTTGATCTTTAGGTTTTGTGCCACTATCTAAGAATTTTTTTACTCTTCCTAAAAAACCACCTTCATCCCTTTTATAAGGTTTCATTTTTTGTTGCATTTTCATTTTTCTCCCTTGTGATTTCATTGCTCTAGCTGGTCTACCTATTGGTCCTTTTGATCCAGGTCCTCTTACAAATTTTTGTTCTGGGTATAAGTGTTCAAAATCTTTTCTAGGTAAACCTTTAGTATCTGGGTTTAATATTTTTTTTACTCTTTTAGCCATTTCTTATTCCTAATTTATGTTAATCATACCACCATAGTATTTCTTTGTAAACGTACTGACATTAGTAGGTTTACCCATAACCCCTTGTGCTTTTGATCGTTTTCTTTTCACAGCACTTTTTCTTTGTCCTTCACTCATTCTTCTAGCTTTTGCAAGTGGTACACACTTTGGATATTTTCTTTTAGCATCTGCTTTTTGTTTACTTCTTCCACACTTTGCAAAAGTTCCATCTTTCTTTTTACTTCCGATGTCTACCCATTTTTCTTTAAACCACTTATCTAAACTCATTAGTCAAGCATACCTTTATAATAAGCTTGTGCTGATGGGTTAGTAAAACTTTCATCACCATCAATATTTATTTCTAAGTAAGAACCTGTTCCTTGTGGAGTCATACCACCTTTACGCATACCTGTAGTTTCTGTTGAATCTAAACCACTTGTAGATTTATCTTGAGGCATATTACCAGCCATCAGACTTTGCATTTCACCCTCTTTAGCTTGTTGTCTTGCCTTCTTTTTACCCTCTTTTTTCATATGGTTCATAAGCATCATTAAACCTAATCCTGCTTTTTTTACTTTCATAACGCCTCCTTTATTGGCTGTTCTAACTCTTTTTGCAGCACTTGCTACTTTAGAGCCAGATGGTTTTTTTCCTTTAAAATCTTTTCGTTTTACACCACTTGGGTCTTTAATTTTTCCTGCACATATCTTTGAAGCATAAGCATTTGCATACGCACTGGGATAAACCTTAAATTTTCTTTTTGCTGCTGCTTTACCTCTTGCACATAATTTGGTCATAGTAACTCCTTACATTATTATAAACTTTTGTTTGTCTTGTGTCTACTTACCTTGATCTAATATTCTTTTTAACAAGTCTACCTTTGTTACCTTGAACAACTCTTACTCTTTTACCTTTACTATATAAAGCAACTTTCTTTTTCATAGGCCCCTTTGTAATTTGTTGCCTCATACTTCCTCTATTCATCGCCATTTGTTTTTTATCCATCTATATGCAGCGTAAGTTGCCAATCCTAATACGATATAACATATACCATCAAACCATGATATGTTATGAACTGTTTCAACTAACTCTGGTGTTACATTATCCATTATCTTAATCTATACCTTGTTTGTCCTTGTTCGTTTTTATAAGCTTCTTTATATTCGTGTTTATTATTAGTCTTGTCAAAAGAAACATGAACCCAACCAGAATGAGGTCCTTCTTTTTCATTATAAAATTCTAAAATTAATTGGTCGTAATTTAAATTATGATGTATCCAGTCACTCAACTCTAAATTACTGACTCCTAATACTTCTATGTCTGCTGCTTGACCTACTACATGTTGTGA